TGTCGACTAGGTCAACACCCGTATCATAAAATGTACCGACTGGCGAACCACGCCAATCGAAATTGTAAAAACAATTTATAATATGATCAGGTGGTAGCCTGTGGAAATATTGAAAAATATCTCCCGCACATCAAGTGCGCCCCGGTCGATCCGAGGTAACTCCTCTAACACAATAAGATAGGTAAAACAACCATATTCATTGCGTAAAGAAGTTTATGAATATAAAAATATGCAATATGTATTAAAATGTATTGTCCGCATTCGGAACAGAAAATTCAAAAAGTGTAGGGACACAAACAAAGTAGATTAAATCAAAATCTACTGCGCCCGCAACATATGTCTCCAAAACCGGCCAACCATCATCGGTGGTAGTATTAGACATACCACATCGAGTAGTAGCTGTTACACGGACACTTTCTCTTTCGTTAAAACCATTCCAGGTATCACGTGTAGATACGTAAGCAGGTCGAAACTTCCATTTGGAATATTGAGGCGTTATGACTGATATAGCACTTTGAGTGTGTGTATTAGTCAAAGCTAAACCTCGTTGCCCCCAAGCTGTGCGATTAACTCCTAATTGCTGAGTGACGGCAATACGAGACATAGCTGATGCCTGATTAACGGGAGCATTAACAGTAAATCTGTTTATCGCCTGACGTGGGGGGTTATCCAAAATATGAGTTCTAGGATCTCTCTCCACTGTAAGTGATTCAACCCGTGGTTGCCCATTGGAAATTACGTTAAAATGGTGGACAATCCCACCTCTATAACCCACAAAACAATTGCCTAACCAATTTAATGTTGTGTTAGGAGAATACTGAAACTGGACTTTACCGTTTGGTGCCAAAATTTGCGTAGCATAATTGACACCATCCGGTGTGAAACCATAACCAGTAGGAAAACGGGGAATAAAATTCACTAAGTTTTTCAAACCATTTGTGAAAAATACCCCATCTGCTGAATATGGATTGCCCAATAAGGACCGATGATGGAAGTTGGCACGATGCAATAAAGTACGCAAAGACGCAATAGTCTCACCCACTGTAATGGCATTTGTGCCCAACGGTCGATTCTCTGATCCAACATCAACCAATTGCTCAACAACCTCCTCAGATTGAACATTAAGAAATGACCACTGCGGGGGTTCATTTGGTTCGGCAAATTCTAAATCTGATCCACCTCGTGCGAAAACTAAAATATCTATAACTGAAGATGCTGAAGGGCCTGTAAGTTCATTCAGGACTGTCATACGGATAACACCGTTATGTGCCTGCGAATCAAATGTAATAGTTCCATCGCTAGTTACAGCCCAATTATTGGCATAGCCTGTAGTGCGCAACCAGGGTCGAGACGCCTTATACGGAATCGCGAATTCAACCTCAGTCTCATACTGTAGGTCAACAATGCGCGTCATGGTGGTTGTCTCAGCATTTGTCAAAGGAACTGTGTTTGGATCCCAAGAAATCTGCACTCGCCCAGTCTGATATCTACTCTTGACGAACTTAAATGTGTAAATCATACTTCCTCGCCATTGACTAAACATACAGGCCACGTGAGCAGCAGGAGTATGCTGGATCTTATTGCCACTCGTATTAAGAGCCTGTCTATAATTACGTGGTGTAACTGGTAAACGTAACAATTGTGTACCTGGTGCATTAGCCTCAGTCATAGGTGTGCGAATAACATACGTTTTGCGTCCACAAAAATGGGTGACAACCAATTCGTCGTCTTTCTTCGCGCCTGTGACAGTTTTGTCAACGGTTATCTCATTTTTAGGATCCAAAGACAATTTGTCCAAAGGAACCCCAGTTTCAACAGAAGATAAACCATGGAAAGCCTTAGGCATATATGGCATCGCATCATTAATAACAGGTGGATTACTATAGCCGAAGAGTGAGGCAATCCCACCAACTGCTCGCGCTCCTATTTCGGTAGCTCGGGCAAATGGTCCGATGACTGGGGCGTCTGTTAATTTAGCAGCAACATCAGCCACTGCAGTAGCAGGCCCACTAATAATACCAGGCTTCTCATATTCATCAGCCTGAATAGCAAGACCTGTCGTGAGACCAGCCAATTCAACATCTGTAGCCCAAGCATAACATGAAACATTAACATTGGACGAAACAGCTCCATTAGCACTCAACAAGGTAGTGTATAACAGATATGTCACACGCCCCATGCGGGTAAACTCTTCTGTATCAACTGTATCGATCCATGAATCTGGGTTAAGGAAAGGTAGTTCCATCTCAAAAGATGTCATATCCTGGGGATAAATAAAATCTCCTGGCATCTGTGAGAATTTGATCCTATCTAATTCCTGACCCTCTTCCACATCTCGAAACGTTGCATCAACTGGGCAATAGCACACCCGGAGAGCACCATAATAAAATGGGGAAGCATTAACTACAAACTTAAGGTGTAATTTACATCTCAAGCGTGCATAGTTATCCAGTTTCTTGCGTACCGAATTGGTATTAAAATACAACAACCAAGGAAAGAATCGACGTTGTATAGAGGTAGTATTACCCTCTTGCCACGTGTGACTATCGATTAACACTGGACGGGACAGGAATTCACCTAAGTAAGCATCCACGTCACCATCAGGTTTGTATGAAATGTTGCCTTCTTTGTGATCCGCTGATAAGCCAGCGTCCGCGAAAATTAAATTTTCACGGCGTGTCATTACTTGCGAACCATCTAGCAAATCCTCAGATTGTACGTATAAATACGAAAAATTGTGTTTTGTGTTAGCAAGTGGGTTTAATTCGTCTTATCATACACTTATTTGATAAGATATAACCTATAGTATTGTGACTATCAGCCTAAAGTCTTTCCTAAATAGGAATTTTGTGGATCGCACAGGCAGATGAAATATGTAAATCCACACTCATGAAGTTTATGCAACTATAGATATAAATAAAACTCATGCAGTAACTATTTACATATACTGATTTTTGGCTCTAATAGACCTATCAGTTCAGGCCTAAGGTTTATTCTGGAGTATAGTACTTCCACTCGAAATTGCCTACAATATTTTTTGTGGTACCAGGTTCAAAGTTCAGGTACTCTTCAGAACACTTAATAAACCGCACTCTCAAGTCATCCCATGTCACAAATGTATTATCGGCCAAATAGCACTCCAAATCAGCTTGTGTGATAAGCTTTTTAAGGTATGCAACTTGTTCTTCAAACTCTTTGCGACCATAATTGAACCACTCACATACTGCTGATCGGACAATGTCTACACATTGGCGTTCCAGCGTCTCCGTTTTACTAGGAACACAGATCATCAAGCTTCGCCAAATGGAGTCCCTGTCTAGAGTAGCCAGGTAGCAATCCAATTCTGGTTCGTATCGAAAGCTACGTTTCAGAAACGAGACCTCACTCATCGGAATAAAAGGCACACTTTCAGCTAATTTATCAGCCATTGTGTACTCAATGCCAACGCTAGCCAAAACTTCCGAAATTGCGGTATGGTTGAACCAATCCACATTACTATTCGCCACATTGTCGTCCCCATATGTAATGAGTCTCACATTATCTCTGAATGTATCAACTTCACGTTTTGGGTTCAACTCATGGTAACAGTACCGCATATACAAGGAGTTAACTAAACAATTAATGATGACTGTCAGCGGGTGTCCCGATGGATTGCTCCCGAAAAATTGCATCAAATCACCATTGAAATTAGTATAAGCAAAAGATACATCTTCGGCTATAACTTGAACCGCCACTAGATGTTCCTTTTCAGCTCCTGCCGCCTCTAATATTTTACGGATAATTCGGAAGGCTTCCAGTATTACCATAGCACCCATATTCTTATCGAAGGAGGCGAAATCGCCGGCAATCATTCGTTTGTCACCGAATTTTGTCAGATAAGCATACATCCGTGTCCACTCAATGGACGTGGCATTTGTGCCCGGTGCGCATTCAAAGAGATATTTATTTAACTGCATAACTCGTACAAATGGTAATAGCGCCATACGGACACATATACTCCAGGCAAAAGGTCCGCCCATAAATAAGCGGCATTTGCCTGCACGTACCTTGCGCATGGGTAAGGGTTCGTCCTTGATATGTTGCATGAATATAGGTGAACTACTCACGCCTTGGACCATATTAGACCAACATTCGGCAACCTCTTCCCTAATTTCTGGGGTTAAAACAACCGGATCTTGCCAATCCATTATGGGTCCTGACTTGACAACAAAGTTCCGCTTTGATGAGTTATACGGATAACCAGCGCTTGTACCCATGTTCATTGAATCTATGAATTTGGTACCTGGTAAACCATTGACAGCAGCCATGAGCGGTAAAACATGTTGAAGTTCTTCCAAATATGTTTTCGGAAGTTGTGTCATAACTTCATTAATAAACCTGTCACCACATTTGCGTACAACATCTTCTTTGAAGACGAGTTGTTTTTGGACAATAGCTTTCAGACCAAGATGTAAACCTATATACCCCTTCATAGGGGCTGGGCCATACTTGCGTTCGTGACCATCCGCCAATAGATATTCCGTGAACAATGTATCGCGAACTGTGCTCTTCGGTTGTCTCTTAAAACCTCCGAATGACCCAAAGACGTTGAGATCTCCTTCCGGTATGAAACGAGCTGTGCAACGCTGGCTAATAACCGTTGTAAAATTCTGATTCTCCAATTTGGGCAACTCATTTTCCACAATAGGAGTATCGAAATGCGCAACTGCGTCCTCATAATCCTCATAACACACGGGAATTGCAACGGCTTGTCTTCGCTGTCCACCTAGAATGTGTAGTCCTGCCAAAACGACAGCATTGGGTTGTTCTACCACGACAGGGCTGCCGCATTCTCCACCTACTGTGTCTCGAGAAACATAGGATGGGCAGACAGTCAGAGTCATATTAAATTGCTCAATATATTCGTCGCTTGAAACATAAGTTCGTCTAGTATCCACATATTCAATGGAACCATTTGCATTACGAATAATCATACGACCCTTACCATCTACTCGAAAACCTCGTTTAGGTAGGACCTCATGGATATGACGTCGACCAGGCATGTGTCGAACCTCAAAAAAGGCTAGCTCAAGCTCCGGTTTTCGTAGAATCCTTTCTTGTGAAACTTTGAAACGAATATTGCCATTACATCCTTCAGCCGCATTCTCGTGAATAATTTGGAGATCAAAATACTCATCGAATGGTAAGACGTGATGGGGAACAACATACAAATGCCCTCCGAGACACAACGCTCGGAAGGTTGAAGCCCGGTTGCCGCCATGACTAGTTCGGCACCACACCACATTCTTGGAAACAATGCTGGCACATTTCGTGAGACCCAGGCTACTCCATGATTGTGACAATCTACCTAAGAATTCAGTTGGTTGATAATCATCCTTCCTCCAAACATTCTCAGGCTCGGATTTCTTCGTGGGCATTTTGCCGACTTCATCTATGTTGACTTGTTCACGCAAGCCTAAGTACTCTGGAAACTCCTGTTTAAGAAAATACCATGTTATCCCCAGGCTAGAAATGACACCAACTCCAATCATCAATGTTTTTAAAAGTGGTTTGATGGAACCATACATATTATATAAAGCCGATAACATCAACTTTTTCAGCCCCTCTTTACAGAGGATTTTTAAGTCATGTTTCTTCTTATTAAGGTACCATTCCCCCTTCTGAATCATCTTTCCCGCTACAGCCCTAGTAAAAGGGGCAGGATGATGGAGCAATGATGCATCTTGTGATAACACTTCAGCAGCATTGCGAGCTGCAAAAGATCCTAATTTATAGGTCCCGTATGCTGCTGCACCACCCAAGCATAATTTGGAGATTAGATCCCAATTGGTAGAATTATTGCCATTATGGCACAATTTTGAGACCAAACTCCAATTACTAGTTTCAACGTCCTCAACTTGAGCCTCTAATAAGGCCGATGGACAACAAACTTTGTTGGGTAATTTATGGATAGGACAAAGCTCAACTTTTGTTGCGTTGTCCATAGAGGCCATCATACCCATCTGTCGGGTACGATGTTCCTCTGTCCAAACAGTGTAATGTTGAATAAATTCATAAATATTGGAAGTCTCCAAAATGAGTTGCTTATCAACAGTATCCTGGGGTGTCACCTTAATCTCATAAACTCGAATGAGCCACAAATCAGGGTAATACCCAGGGAGCGTAGGTGGTACTTTACCACCATCTAACATGTTGGTACCCTCTTTAGAATATTCAGGTTTAGCGCATATCTCCACTACATATGGGAATCTCCGGCGAACAGCTGTCGGATTATTAAACCAACAATGTGCCTTCAAATCCACGGTGTTCGTAGAACATATAGCCAACTCACACAGAAAGGGTGTTTTACCCTTATCCTCAATGGCAGCCTGCGGGGGACTGAAGTTAGTATTTCCTATCCCCAATAAAATATCCCGTAGTGAAGGATCTTCAGAACCTGTGTTTGGGTTAATAGCCGCGATGTCATCTATAATTAGGCACCACATGCTACTTTTAAATCCATTCCAGTGTTCCTCAGCAGGTGTACGATAATAAACATATCCTTTACCCAGAGGCTTATTGTACAGTTTAGCATAATGGATTTTAAGGACATCCTCAAATGAACTCTTACCGGTACTGGTGGGACCAGTAACCAAGATAGAAAAAGGAGCCATTCTGAGTCCAGTACATGCATCTTTAAGCAATATCTCGTTGTACAGATACCTCAAGCGGGACAGGGTCTGTGAAACTCCATCTCGGGCTTCGACATCGCGAATATATCGCTTTATCTCTTCACCTTGGGCAATAGTTTCAATTAGCTGATCAACGTATTCATGATAGTCGATACCACTAGCCCCTAGATTGGGTAGCATTGAACTCATATCCAAAATGTCGTAAGCTTTGTCCACCCAGTCAGAGTAAGACTTGGGAGTGTGGATGAGGCTTCGCCAATCACCTGAGGAACAGAAAGCAGCTATGCGTTGAGAAATAAAATATATTAAATCAACAGCTGCTGCTATAAAATCTGTGTGTCCCAGTATCTGGTTAACACTCTCAGTAACCATCCTCCATAAATCCATGGTAGAACTCTCTACACCCAATTTCTGTAGGATTCCTCCACTGAAAGCAAGTGAAATAACCTTTAGGAACTTAAGAACAGCTGGGTGGTTCTTTAAGGCTTCATAAGAACTCAATACATCCTTAAGGATGCTCCAATCTAGAGACTGCAGTTCTAATTGACCAATGACGAAATCAAATATGGCTTGACCTATGTTCTTTCCGAAATGGATCCGAGTGATATAATCACCAATAGCCATAACATCATACACGTCTTGTACTTTAGCCATGCGACCAAGGACCCAACACACTGTGTGAAACACATCGGCAATAAGCTCCTTAGATCTGTCAGCCCAACCAAGGGCTTGGTTTAATTTCTGAGCCACCATCGACATAAAGTCAGATGATAAATTTTGCACTTCCAGATCCCGAAGTTTCCGAAAGTGTTCACTCCCCAATTCTTGGAGAAGTTGTTGTTCACACTGTTTTACATGAGTGTAAACTGGAATCATGACATGCGGCACACATGTTTGCGAAGTGACGGTCTGTGTTGATACGTTAATTGTATTCATATAGCAAGCTGTGACTCTCTGATCGATAGCGCTCGAAGCGTTCCCTTAGTCACTGATAAGGGAATGACCTTTCTTTCCAAATTCAATCTGTGATTAGATGGGGTTTCTCTATAAATGTGTTAATATACTTTAAACCAAACTAGCTAACCATCCCTTAAACATACCGCGTAATTAAAAGGGTGGGACCTCATAAGGTTTTATTAATACTAAACCATCAATAAAGTAAACCAAAGGCGTAATCAGAAGAAGGTTTTAAAGAACCTACAACTATTGCGTCACTAAGCGTATAGAGCGATTTCAATAGACTTGCAAAGCCGATTTACTAACGTCGTCTTAATGACATATACATTTTTTACGGAAGTATTCATAAACCATGCGTCCATACTAAATATCATGTAATATCATCTCTATATACAACAAGCATAATAGGAGATACCCGTCATCATAATATAAAGCTGGGTTCGTAATCTTTATTTATTGTGTAAGATCAAACACTATAAAGGC